CAATGGAGACAACTGGTAACAGCTAAGGCTCTTGCCTAGTCTGGTAGATGACTGGATGAAATGATATACTTAGGGTAAGACTATGTATCGCAAGATAAGGATGGTTATGAAGACTGTCTTATGCCTATAGGAGAATAATAAACCCTTATAAGTCAGTGATGGCTTATAGGGGACAAATGATGATAGATAGATAGATAGCCTATTATGCTTTGATGTGTAATAGGCTTTGCTATTGGTAGAAACATTAAACTAAGGAGATATATATGATAGAAGACAAGGATATACCATTGGAAGACAAGGGAGTCGTAGAGGAGCAATGGAATGCTAGAGATGTAGACAATGGAGATGATGGATGGCATGGAGAGTCTCTTGATGACAATGAATGTAGTGAGGAGACTGTAAGTGTGGTTGAGGATACCAGGGATATGAACTTCACATCAAGGCATAAGGTATTCCTTAGCATACTTGAGAAGAACTATGGTATGATAACTGCAACGCTTAAGGAGTGTAAGGTGCATGACCAGACATGGGCTAGATGGAGAAAGAGAGTCAAGGGATTCAGTGAGGCTTATGAGGCTATACTTGAGAGAGTACTGGATAAGGCTGAGATAAAGCTATGTCAAAAGGTAGACTCTGGAGATATGAAGGCTATTAGCTATCTATTGGATAACAAAGGGAAGAGACGAGGATACGGTGTTAAGGATATGGTAGTAACAAGTAAGACTGACGTACCAATGGACTACTCAAAGCTTACGGTTGATGAGCTAAGTACGTTACAGGACTTAATGACAAAAGCTAAGCAAGAGTAAGGGGAGATAATGGGTAATCTAAATCTCGTTAGGAGAGCCTTGTTTGCTAAGAGCTACTATGAGTTCTTGAAGTACTTTTGGGACACTATAGAGGCAGCTAAGTTTAAGGACAACTGGCATATCAAGTACCTATGTGACTTGCTACAGGAGGCTTATGTTAAGTGGAGAAATGGAGAACCAGCACAGGATATCCTTATCAATATACCACCTGGGCTAAGTAAGACTACGATATTCACAAGGCTGTTCAATGCTTGGCTATGGATACCAGAGAATAGTCCTGAGAGCAAGGTGATAAGCTGTAGCTATAGTATAGACATAGCTGCACCAGCGAGTCTGAAGACTAAGGATTGTCTTACTAGCACTAAGTATAGAGAGCTATATCCAGAGATAAGGCTAAGGCTTGATAGTCAGAGTAAGAGTAACTTTGAGAACAACTATGGAGGCTTTAGGTATGCAGTAGGTATATCAGGTAGTGTCACAGGTAAACATGCTGACTTTATATTGGTAGATGATGGAGAGAATCCCTTTATGGCACAGAGTGAAGCTAATAGGACAAGTACTGTGACAGGGTTGAACACATTGGCTACAAGAAAGACAGACCCTGACAGAACATTGACTATATACATACAGCAAAGGTTGGATACGAGGGATATATCTGGATGGCTAAAGGCTAATGATAAGTCTATTAGACACGTATGTCTACCAGGTACGCTTAGTAATAAGGTCTATCCTACTGAGCTAAGTAAGTACTACAAAGATGGCTACCTTGACTATAACAGGTTGGGTGAGAACGCTTTGGCTAAGCTTAAGACAAGGCTTGGTACTAAGAACTATATGGCTCAGATAATGCAATGTCCTGAAGATGATGAGTCTGGATTGATTAAGAGAGACTGGATAAAGACATGGCGTATGTATGATGGATGGGAAAGGGAAGGCCATAAGCTAGAGGGGTTTGTGGATACAGCACAAGAGGATGGAGAGAAGAATGAC